CGTTGCATCCACCGACGCCGCCGCCCCCGCCGCCCCCGTAGGCGCCGCCGTTTCCGCCGTTGCCACCGGTCTGAGTGCCGCCAAAGCTGCCGCCACCGCCGCCGCCGCCCCCGCCGCCCCCGCCGGTTGGCTCGTTAGTGACCGCTGAAGTTCCGTTCGTGGCATCCGTTCCGTTCGAGGACGATCCGCCGTTCCCGTGGGTGCCTCCCGCAAGGGGCGTCGCGCGATCGAGGCCGCCACCGGCCGCACCGTTGACACCGTTCGATCCAGCACCGCTGCCGCTGCCGGCGCCGCCGTTGCCGGCGCCTCCCCCAGCCCTGCCCGTGCCTGCCGTCGGAGAAGCCCCGGCCGTGCCTCCGGTGCCGGAGTTCCCGTAGCCGCCCGCGCCAGCCCCGGCCAGGCCGCCCTTGGCTATCAGCCATGCCCCAAAGGTCGCGCCAGGCGCGTTGGTGCCAGCCGTTCCGCTCGCTCCCGTCGATCCAGCGCCGCCGGCGGGCTGGGTACCGAACGTAACCGTTTCCGTCGCGCCGAGGATCGAAGCGGGAAACTCCGCGAACGCTACCCCGCTCGCCGCTCCCGCCAGCCCAGCCGCGCCGCTCGCCGAGCCGCCACCGCCACCGCCGCTCGCCCCCCACGGAATGAGCTCGACGCGAACCCATACCGCGCCGGCCGGCTTGGTCCATGTCCCGTTGCCCGTGAACGTCTGGATGTCGATCGGAATAATGAGCGCCGTGACGGCTGCATCGCCGGCCACGCGTGCCGCGGCCTCCGAGGCGATCGCGGTCGTGCGCGCTGATGCCTCGGCGGCGATGGCGCTGTCGCGAGCGGTGGCCTCGGCGCCAACGGACGAAGCAATGGCGGCGTCTGTCTGCACGCCAGCCTGCTGGAACGCCCGCTTGATGGCGGCGAGGTTCCGGTTGACGACGTCGTCGCCGGGATGCGCGACAGCTGTGAACGAGACGCCGGCGGTCGTCACGTCGCCGGTCGCCATCAGCGGATCACCAGGTTCGGTCCCTCGAGCGCGTAGCTGCGATCGAGGATGCCGCCCTCCCAGGAGTTTCGGCGGTCGGTCACGTCTGGCACCTGCTCGGGCTCCGACTGCCTGGCCGCGATCGCACCCAGGATGCGCGCCCCCTCGGTCGCCTTCTCCTGTAAGACCGAGGCAGGATCGGACTCCTCGGCCTTCGCCATGATGACGGCGGCCACGGAGTTGATGATCCACTTTCGATAGTTGTCGGTGAACGCGTCGAGGATGTCGGTCGGCTTCGACATCTCCGTGAGGCGCGGGGTGTACCAGAGGACGTAGCTCCCCGCGAAGTTCTGGCCAGAGCAGCGATTGCGGTCGGCGAACTGGAAGCGGTGGACCGTCGCCGTGGTCGGGCCGCCGGTGGCGCAGTCGAGGCCGCGGAACCGGTAGAAGCCCGGGTCGGGGACCGAGCTGAGCGCGAAAGTATTCACCGTGGTCAGCGTGAACGACGTCGAGGTGACGAAGAGGTCAGGGTCGGCGTCGAGCATCATGTCGTAGAGCTCGTACTGCGCCTCGACGATCCGGTCCGTGATCTCGTCGTCGGTCACGAACGCCTGGCGCGGGTCGGCGTCCTCTTCGTTCGCCACCTGGCGAATCGAGAGGATCAGCTGCGCGAGGTTTCGCTGGGACTGCGCCATGGGAAGTTATGCCGCCCGGCGAGGTGGTGAGCCTCTGCCGAGCGGCAAGTCCTTCATCCAGCGATCTTCCGAATGGCCTCGACGAAGGCGTGGGCCTTGTCGTCGTCGAGGTCGTCGATACCGATTGCTCGGGCCGCGTCACGGGCGCACGACATCGCCTCCTGGTCGTCGGTCGCCTCTTCCTTGGGGCTCCCCTCGTCGGGCTCCGGCCCCGCGTCGTAGTCCGATCCCTCGGACGACTTCGACGGAGCCGGGACCGACTTCGGCTTCCCCATGGCGACCACCAGGCCCTCGATCAGCTTATGCCTGTGCTTTTCGTTGAGCATGACTGGCTCAGGCGTTCGTGTTCTTCACGGTGATTTCGGCGACGAACGTATCGCCGTTGTTCGGGTCAGTCGCCGCCGCGCCCGCCGCGTTCATCACGGTGACGGTGATCGAGGTCTGCGTCCGCGCCGTGACCCGGGGCCAAGCGCCGCCGGTGGTCGGCGAGGCCGTCAGGATGTCGAAGCCCCATCCGATGATCGCGTTGACCCCGTCGAGCAAGGTGAACACGTAGACCCCGGCGCTCGACCGCGTCACGCCGATGGGCAGCGCGAGACCGCGTTGCCGAACGATGGTCCCCACGGCGCCGGTCGCACCGACGGGAAACTCGATGTAGTAATTCTCGATCCCGGGCTCGCCTTCGAGGCCGGCATAACAACCGATGTTCATGGTGTGTCCTTTGCTTGGTTGCCGCCAGGCGGCGCCGGACTCGCGTCAAGCGCCACCTGGAAGCTCGCGGATTAGCTCGGGGCCGTGACGGTGATGACGGCGTTGTAGCCGGGGGCGTCGCACACGCAGAACCCGAGGGTCCGCATGCGGATTTCAACGGAGTCGGCGTTGTACACGTCGACGAACTTCCCGTTGCGATTGGCCTGCTTCATGATCTGGTTTCCCGGGCTCATGAGCGTCCAGGACGACGTGGTCAGGACATAGACCTTGTCGTCGGGGCAGAACGGCGACTGCATCACCGTCAGCATCCCCTTGCCGGACATCCACTTGATGCCGTCGTAGTTCAGGGTGATGCCCTTGCCCTGGATGTTGGTGTAGCTGGCCTTCGAGTCGAGCAGGTTCGTGAACCGCTCCATGTTGCCGGGGCTCATCATCACGAGGTTCGGCTTGGAGCCGGACAGCGTGCCGACGCGCGTGACGGCGCGGTTGATGGCCTCGGTCAGCTTCAGCTTCGTCCCGTCGACGCGCCACCCAGCGAGCTGAGTGGGAGCCACGGAGCGGTCCTTGGCGAAGAAGTTCTCGCCGGGGGACGGAGCGGTCGACGGAATCCAGCCCGCCAGTCCGGTGACCTTGATGGCGGTCGCGTTCGTCTTGTCGCCCTGCTGGAAGATGAAGTCGCCGACGGCCGCCGCGGGGATGGTCGCCGCAACACCCGTGGTGAACGTCACCACCTTCAGATCGAGATCGACGTTGGCGACGATCAGCGTGGCGCCCGCGTTTCGCAGGGCCGCGTTGTTCTCGGTCGCGGCCAGCACGATCTTCTGGTTCGGGTAGAAGTTCGTGGCCTGCTGGGTCGTGGTCAGCGTGATTGTCGAGCCAGAGATGCCGCCCGGGTTCAGGATCGAGCCGAGGGTGCCGTAGCCCGACCCGAAGAGGTCGCGCTCGAGCGCATCGCCGAGGTTCCGCGACGCGGTCTCGGTGCGGTCGGTGATCAGCTTGACCACCGCGCCACGGTCCGAGCTGGAAAGCTCAATGTCCGTGTTCGCGACGGAAGCCAGCGAGTAGTCAACACCCGGGTAGACGAGGAACTCGATGTTGCTGGCGTCCGCCTCGTTGGCCTGGGCCTGGGCGAAGCTGGCCGAACGGCCGGCGTTCTGCCCGTACTTCAGGGGGACGGCGATGACTTTGCCGCCGCCCTCCTCTTTGTTCATCATCCCGAGGAGCGGGTGATCGCGATAGGTCAGATCCTCGACTGACTCGACCCACCACTGCTTGAGCAGCGGCTCGACGGAATCCGTAACGTTGGTAACGACCGACATGGGAGCGTCTCATTTCTCAAAGCGCCGGTAGCCTCCGCGCCGCTGCGATTGCCTTCGCGCGAGCTGCGTCTGCGTCCAATCGCTCTGGTTGAGCCGCCGTGGGTGTTTCCCCGGCGACAGCGTTGGTGATCGTGTTGACCGGCCGTCGCTGCTGAGATGCGGTCGTTTCGGAGGTGCCTGCTGGTGCGGCGGGCGCCGCTTGGGTGGTTCCTGCTGCGCCCGGCTGCTCTGGCGGCTTCGCTCCTGGCACCTTTGGAGAGATCCTCCGGTGCAATTCTGAATAATATTGGTTGAGGCCGTCCAGCGCAAGCGTTGTCAACGCAATTGACTCGTCGAGATCGCGCGGACCCTTGCGTCCGGCCAGCTTCATGGCCTCGTCGACCTGGACAAGCGCCTCCTCGGCGGCGTCCGAGGCGATGTCGACGAGATGCGGGTGCTTCTCGGGCGACAACAGCTTGGACACGATGTAATTCCGGGCCCCCTCGCGCTGTTGCTGCGCCGTGCGGTCAGCGAGGAGCTTCTCTTCGGCCTCCTTCGCCTCCTCGAGGCGCTTCAGGCGGGCGTCTCGCTCGTTCTCGACGCGCTCTTTCTCGGCCGCGGCGACTTGTTCCGGGGTCGGAGGCAACCCGCCGGCGGCCACGCGGGCGACGATGTCGCTCCACTTCTCGCCGAGCTGGTCCAGGGCGCCGAGCGGGTCGGCCTTGAACGCCGCCTTGATGGCCTCGAGCTGGACGCCGCCCTTTTTCGCTTCGACAAGGGCCTGCTCGACGGACGTCGCGCGGGCGTTTGCCTCGCGGGTCTGCGCTTCGAGCTCTCTGTTGCGGCGGGTGAGGTCGGCGATGCGGGCCGTGACGGTGTCGGCGCGCGGCGGCTTCTCGCCGGGCTTCGCTTCGCCGTCCTTGCCGGCCTCGCCCGGTTGCGCTTCGCCTCCGGGTGCTGGCGTGGACGGTTTCACCTCGGCGGATGGCGCCGGCGTCGTGGCTTGTCCGTTCGCCGCGATGGATTCCTGCCTGGCCGCCTCGCGGGCGGCTGCGACAGCTCGAGCCGTGTGGTCTACGACACGCGGCTGGGCCGTGTCGGCAACGGTCGCCGGGGCCTTGTACTCGCCCATCGTGGCGTTCACGGGGGCGGCGGGAGCCTTCGGGGCGGCTGCTGGTGCTGGTGCCGGTGCTGCGGGTTGGGCTGCTGCGTTCGCGCTCACTGTGGGCCTCCTGCTGCTGGCTGTTGGGTGGACGCCTGGGCGGCGCCTGCAATCCCTGTCGGTAAATCTCCGGGGCCAGCGGGACCGCCAGGCGCGGCTCCGGGGGCGAACGCGGCTGACGGTGCGCTCGTGCTCTGCGCCTCGAGGCCGTTCGCGCCGGCTGCGACGATGCTCTGCTGCGCGGGGGCCTGCGCGGGCACGTTGCCCTTCGCGATCTCCTCCTCGCACTTGTCGATGAAGATCCGAATCGGCTCCAGGTCCTCGGCCGGCGTCTTCATCGACCGCTCGTACTCGAGTCGAGCGTGTGCCGTCGCGAGCGCGAGCGGGAGATCCATGTACTTGTCCGGGGCGACGAACGGACCGCCCTCGAGCATCTGCGCCAGGCTCCGCTCGATGTTGTTGGCGGCGGCCGTGGCCAGGTTCGAGCTGATGCCCTTGACGTCGGGGTAGTCGATGACGCGGAGGTAGTCCTCGCGGCTGAGCTGGCCCGCGGCCAGCATCCGGTCGGCCTGGTTGAGCCGCTCGTCGGGCGCTGTCGAGAACGCCGAGATTGGAAACGCCTTCGCGATGCTCGCGTCGAGCGCGTCCTTGACGTCGGGCCACTTGATGGGCTCGCGTCCGCCGACCTTGACGACAGGCTTGACGTCGAAGGCTTCGCCGAGCATCAGGTCAGCGATGTCGACGCCGAAGTCTTCGAGCCCCTGACCCGTGCAGATGAACCGCTGGCTCTTGATGTCGTCGCGGATGCGCTCGGCGGCGCCGCTGCGGTCCTTGTCGGACACCTCGCCCGCGGCGGCGTCCTGGGAAATGCCGGCGCGCTGGTAGCCTTTCGCGATCTCGGCCTCGCGATCCTGGTAGAGCTCGGGAGGTACGGCCACCGGGACGATGAACTCCGGGCTCGGGGCGCCCGGCTTCTTCTTGATGATCCCGCCGATGGTGTTGGCGAGCATGTCGGCCGTGATGCCGCTGCCCGTGTCGACAACAATTCGAGGGACCGCAATGCGCCGCTGCGCCTCCTCGATCACCTCGTTGAGCCGGTTGATCTTCTTCTGGTGGGGCGCCAGCACCTCGGCGAGTCCCTGCCCCCAGAAGCCAAATCCGAGCGTGTTGTAGCGGAGGACCGCGAACGGATACCCCGGCTTCTTCCACTCCTGCAGCTCGGCCGGATTGAGCGCCACCTTGCCGATGCCGATGACGTGTCCGCGCTTGCCTTCGCCGAGGTGCCAGCCCTCGACGTAGGGCACCATGTCGCTGTAGGCCTGCGAGGCGATGCCGGTCAGACCCGGGAACGCACTCGACGCCGCGAAGATGGCGGTCTCAATCTCCTGGCGGCGCTTCGCGCCCTGGTCCCCCGGCGCTCCGCGCTCGAGGTACGTCTCGGCGAGCTGCTGTTTGTGGACGAAGCGGCGCTGATAGAGGCTCCGGGGCCTTCCGTAGATGGCCTCGAAGTCGTCAACGAGAATTTCGTCGGCGATGACCCGCTCGAAGCAGATTTTCTTCTCGTTGTCGTCGCTGTAGACCTTCGCGAACGCCGTGCCCCATGTGAGCGCGTCCTGGAGGCACTGCTTCATCTCGCGATGGACCTTCGCCGCGTAGAAAAGCCCCTCGACGTAGTCCTCGGCCTTCGCGCAGGCGAGTCGCGTCTTGTAGTCGCCGCCGTCAGTGAGGTACTTGACCCAGATTCGATTGCGACCGAGCTTGTTGACGAGCGTTTCGATCGCCGAGCCGATGAGGTTGAACGTCGGCGTGCGAAAGTTCAGGTACTCGAGCGCGACGCCGCCAGACCCGGAGGCCGAGCGCGACATCGACAGGCCGTAGATCGTCGGGAGGTCGCGCCCCGAGGCCATCCGGGCGTACGCGAGATTCGCGTAGCGACGCTGGTACGCCCAGACCTCGAGCGACGTGACAACGTCCTGCAGGAGCCGGGCGGCCTCGTTCGGGTCGTCCTGGTTCCACCAGCGCGGTGTGCTGAGGACCCTAGCTTGAGCCTGGAGTGCCTGCGAGACCATCCCGCGACGGAGCCCCGGGGATCAGGCCGCTCTCAAGCACGTCGAAGATGTCTTTCTTCGGCGGCTCCTCGGCCTGATCGGCTTTCCCGGACTGCTCTGGGGTGAATGGTTGGATGGGTACAGAGACGCGCGTCGGCGCTGGCGTCGGAAAGAACGAAACTCGGAAATGGTCAGGGCCCTGGTATTCGAACTCGCTCACGCCAAGGTCGCGCATCTCCGTGACAACTTCGACGAGGTTCATCGCCTCGCCCTGCCCTGCTGCGAATGCGCCTGCTGCGCCGTCGGCACAGCATTCGTCTGCGCGTCTTCCTGGCCATGCTCGCGCCGATACCGGCCTAGGTCGGCAACGGCATGATCCGCCGCCTTCACCGCCGGATCGACGGGATAACAGGCGTCCACGCCGAGGTTCCGCTTCGACACCTCGGCGGCGTAGACGGCGATCCATACAGCTTGTTCGAAGGCGGTCACTCGTCGTCTCCTATGTAGACGCGCAGCACCTTCGTGGCGACCCATGCGCGCATCCGGTACCACCGGTTGCGCGCGCGTTCGCGCCAGCCCGGAACGTACTTCCGGCCACCGAGCAACGCCCGCAGCGGACTGGGCTTGAATGCATCCTCGGCGTATCGGTCGAGGACGACGGCCTTCGTCCGCTCGCTGAGCTGTCCGTCGGAGGCGCTCACGCGGCCTGCTCCTCGGGGACGGTCGGCGTCGCATCGGCCCGCTTCTCCATCGTCGAGGCGTCCAGCCATCGCCAGCACGCGAACGGCGCGAACGCTGGCTGATACCCCTTCGAGCGGTAGAGTGCGAGCTTCTGCGGGCTCCCGAACAGCACCGCGAACTTCACGCCCGCGACGATGCCCGCCTTATCCAGCAGCTTCCGTGACACGCCGAACCGGCGCCACGCCTTGGCCACGTAGACCCAGGCGATGCCGGGCACGCCGCGCTCGTCCTTGGCATGCACCACGAAGCCCATGACCTCGTTCGGGTCGCTGGGCACGTGGGCGATGGTGGTGACCATGTCCCGGCGGATGCCGCGCCACGCCTGGCGGGCGACCGCGAAGAACGTATCGCTCGGGAGGCCGTTGGTGTACGGGCTCTCGCGCAGGCCACGCAGGAACGCCGAGTTGACGACGGCCTCGTCGGCGGGGCCGGCCGCGCGAAATGCGGGCTCTACACGCTCGTCGCTCATCCGCGCAGCCACCGCTCGTCGTCGAGTTCTGGCGCGCCCTGCTGAGCGACGGCACGCAACGTGACTTCTCCCGCCTGCTTGTCGACCTTCGAAACCTCCAGTGTCACCAAGGCAGGGCCAGCGACCTGGACGGAGCCAGGGCGACAACGCGTCCAGGTCCGCCCACCGTCACCGGAGAACCACGATTCGCCGATGACGTACTCGCTCGTCGCTTCCATCACGCGGCCTTGCCTTCGCCGCGATCCCGCGTGAGGCGATACCCGACACCCTTCCGGTCCGGGGTCGGCGGTGGCGCCAGCGCGCCGGAGCACGCGGGAATCATCGCCGTCTCGACGTGAATGGCGCTGTACACGTTGCCGCAGCGCTTGCACGTCCTACGTTTCCACCTCTCACCCTTTCGCGGCGGGTCGAAATCGTGGCTCATTCGAAGCGATAGTGCCTGACAGCGCTTGCGTTGTCAACGGAAAGGCTTACCAGGTAGTGGGTCAGTTTGAAATCGGGCCCGGACGATGGCCGTAGAAGAGTGTCTAGTCCTTCATCCAATCGGGGACTTCGTCGCCGGTCAGATCAAGGCGCATGCTTACCCCAATCGTAGAGGTCTACGGTGCCACACGAGAACCCGGCGAGATTGTCGCTCGGGTCGAGTAGC